GATGATGGGTATTGAAGCAGTCAAATCATCTACACCTGCACCCTGTAGGGAGATGATTAAAGATGCACTCAAACTTATGATGAACGGTACAGAAGATGAAGTTATTAAATTCATTGAAAGTTCTCGTAAGAAGTTTAGGAACTTGCCTCCAGAAGAAATAGCATTCCCAAGATCTGTTTCTGATGTGACCAAATATAAATCTAACAACATGATCTATATTAAAGGCACTCCTATTCATGTGAGGGGTGCATTGCTTTTTAATCATTATATTAAACAGCATAACCTAACGAACAAGTATTCGTTAATTGGTAATGGGGAGAAGATTAAATTCTGCTACCTTAAAAAACCAAACAAATTACATGAGAATGTAATATCATTCATTCAAGACTTTCCTAAAGAGTTGGGTATTGACAAATATGTCGATCATGACTTACAATTTGATAAGAGTTTCCTTGAACCTCTAAGAATCATTCTTGACTCTATTGGTTGGAAAGTTGAGAGAACAGCAAACCTTGAATCATTTTTTGTATAATGGATTTTCTAAAAGACATCGTAAAAGAGATAGGAGATGACTACACCAAACTCGCATCAGACATCGACGAAAGTGAAAGTTATGTTGACACAGGTTCGTTCATTTTTAATGGACTTGTATCAGGCAGTATATTTGGCGGTGTATCTAGCAACAAGATTACTGCAGTGGCTGGTGAGAGTTCTACTGGAAAAACTTTTTTCTCTCTCGCTATTGTTAAAAATTTTCTGGATAACGACCCTAACGCTTACTGCCTATATTTTGATACCGAATCCGCTATCACAAAGTCTCTCCTCGAAGATAGGGGAGTTGATACATCTAGGTTAGTTGTTATTAATGTTGTAACAATAGAACAGTTTAGAAGTAAAGCACTCAAGGCAGTAGATATATATCTTAAGTCCAAGACAGAGGAACGCAAACCATGTATGTTTGTGTTAGACTCTTTAGGTATGCTTTCCACTGAAAAAGAAATTAATGATGCACTAGAAGATAAGCAAGTTCGTGACATGACAAAATCACAACTTGTTAAAGGTGCATTCAGAATGTTGACATTGAAGTTAGGACAAGCTAATATACCTATGATAGTTACAAATCACACCTATGATGTTATTGGAGCGTATGTACCAACTAAAGAGATGGGGGGTGGTAGTGGTCTTAAGTACGCTTCTAGTACGATCATTTACCTCACGAAAAAGAAAGAGAAAGACGGTAAAGATGTCATCGGAAATCTTATCAAAGCTAAGACAGCAAAGTCTCGTCTAAGTAAAGAGAATAAAGATGTTACTGTTAGATTGTTCTACGATGATCGTGGACTAGACAGATACTATGGTCTTCTAGACTTAGGAGAACTTGGTGGCATGTGGAAGAATGTAGCAGGTAGGTATGAGATGAATGGCAAGAAAGTATATGCCAAAGAAATCTATAAGAATCCTGAGAAGTATTTCACTGATGATGTTATGAAACAATTAGATGAGATTGCACAAAAAGAATTTAGTTATGGTGCTTGATGGAAAAACTTGAGATCACTCTTCTAAAGAATCTAATACACAATGATGAGTATGCAAGAAAGGTAATTCCTTTTATAAAGTTAGAATACTTTGAGATGAGATCAGAAATGATTTTATGTCAGGAGATTATTGACTTCATTGCAAAATATAATAAATGTCCTACACAGGAAATAATAGATATTGAGATCCAGAACAGAGAAGATCTTACAGAGACAGAGTATAAAGAAGTAAGAGAGATAAATCAGACTTTAGATAAGGTAGAAACTAACACAGAATGGTTGGTAGATGCAACAGAGAAGTGGTGTCGTGATCGTGCAATCTATCTTGCCTTGATGTCATCAATTAAGATAGCAGATGGACAGGAAGATAATAAAGGAAGAGATGCAATACCACATATCCTATCTGATGCTCTAGCAGTATCATTTGACAACCATGTAGGACATGATTACCTTGAAGATTATGAAGCAAGGTATGAATCATATCATAAAAAGGAAGAAAAGATACCATTTGATCTAGAATTCTTTGACAAAATTACAAAAGGTGGTGTCCCTAATAAGACTCTCAACATTGCACTAGCAGGTACAGGTGTTGGTAAGTCTCTTTTTATGTGTCATTTTGCTAGTTCAGTCCTCTTACAGGGTAAGAATGTACTATACATTACTCTTGAGATGGCAGAAGAAAAAATAGCAGAGAGAATTGATGCTAACTTATTAGATGTAAATATCAGAGATCTTACTGACTTACCTCGTGTTATTTTTGAGAATAAAGTTACTAAACTATCAGAAAAAACACAAGGTCAGTTAATTATTAAAGAATATCCTACTGCATCAGCACATGCAGGGCACTTTAAAACACTATTGAATGAACTAACACTCAAGAAATCTTTTAAACCAGACATAATATTCATAGATTACTTAAATATATGTGCATCAAGTCGCTATTCTAAACTAGGAAATGTCAATTCTTACTCGTACATCAAAGCGATTGCAGAAGATCTTCGTGGACTCGCAGTTGAATATAATGTCCCGATTATTTCTGCTACTCAAACCACTCGTTCTGGTTTTGGTAGTAGTGACATTGATCTTACCGATACCTCTGAGTCATTTGGTCTTCCTGCAACTGCTGATCTTATGTTCGCTCTTATATCTACTGACGAATTAGAAGGATTAAATCAAATAATGGTCAAACAATTGAAAAATAGATACAATGACCCTACAATTAACAAGAGATTTGTACTAGGTATTGATAGAGCAAAGATGAGATTGTATGATTGTGAACAAAATGTAGGTGGAGATCTAATAGATAGTGGACAACAGACAGAAACTCTACAGGAAGGAGCAAAAAATATGAAGAACAAATTTGCTAAGTTACAATTCACATGATTGAAAGTGTAAACAATATTTGGGACAATATATCTGTTGTCAACAACCTTAAATGGGAGTTTAAAGTATTAAATGGTGACATTCCTATACTAACAGCAGAAGATTATTGGAAATATCCTGATAAAGTTAGTGATTTTTTTACTAATGGATACTGGTGGGAGAACCTTGGTGAGGATAATGCAAGACCAGGTAAGAGTTTTCACATACAAGATGAGATGTTAGACTGGTTTAACCTACCAATATCAAGATCTATTGCACCTTTGTTTGGTTTAAAAAATTTTAAAGGAGTATGCACCTTTGGAAATTGTTTCAATAGTAATATGCCATTATGCATTCCAGAATCTGTATTCCCACATGTAGATCTTGATGATCAGTTCCCATTACCAGAGGATACACACCTTGCAATCAATATAAACATCACAAAAACAGAGTCTCCAGTACAGACTGGGTTCTGGACATTCAATAATCTTAAGTCTGCACTAGAGTTTAGTCATAATGACAAGGCAATTTTCAGAGATTTCTTCTATAAATTAGGAGATAATGCACTAAGTGATGATGCAACATGGTTTCAAATTGAAGACTATGGTCCTTGGAAGTTTGCAGATAAGGTTGACATGTGCTATAATTCTATAGTAGTATACCCAAGTCATTTCTTTCATAATCCTATTATAAAAGATGCTTGGTTTGATGATCATGATAGAGTGACTATTAGTTCCTTTCTAAATACCTCACCATCTGAACTAGACTTCCCACAAAAGGACATAGATAATATATCATATGCATGGGAATTCTTTCATTTAGATAAGATTCACAATTATCACCCACACAAAACAAAAGTACCAGTGTAAAGATTATGCCTACTTATTCAGACGCTATTTCTGATAATGATTTTACATCACCTCAGAAACCAACTTTAAAGAAACCAAATAGACCAAGAGAAAAACAGTTCTGGGATGCAGAACCTGGTGATGCAGGTACAGAAGGTTGGTCAGACAATCCAAATGATCCAACAGGTGCACAACTTGGATCAGGAGATGCTAATGTTGTAGTAACTCCTACCAGACAAACAGCAACCAATGCCAAATGGACAGAGTATTTAAAGTTTACTAATGAAGTAACTAGTAATGAGTCTAAAGATACTGAAGCATTTATCATTCGTATCAGAGAATTGCAAACAAAAGGACTACCTATTGAGAGACTTTTGACTGCTGCTATCGGTATCAATGCTGAAGGTGGTGAGTTTCTTGAGATTGTAAAGAAGATTGCATTCCAAGGTAAAGAATTTAATGCTGCAGAAAAAGAACATCTAAAGGTTGAACTTGGCGATGTACTATGGTATGTTGCTCAAGCATGTATCGCTCTTGACTTATCTCTTGATGATGTAATAGCAAGAAACATATCCAAACTTGCTGCAAGGTATCCAGAAGGACACTTTAATTCATACTTCTCAGAGAATAGACGCATAGACGATATCTAAATATCTAAAAAGTATGCCTAATGAATATCCCATCTAAGAATAAACATTCTTTTGAAGAGGTTATGGTTGCCCTCGATAAATTTACCGAGGGTAATGTCATTAGCATGGACTTATCTAAAGTAGAAGCAGATTCTGAAAATAATATACAAATAGCATTGACAGTTTATGTCCCTGAGTCTAAGAGAATAGAGGTCAGAGATAAAGTTGCTGATTATCTAGAGGGTTTAATTGATAAGGGTGATGCTGCTCTTGGTTATTCAGTAAATTTGGGAACAAAAAGTAATCTTCAGAAACAACAATTTGATCTTGTGATGCGTTATACTGATCCAATTAAATTAAAAAAACCACAGGTAATCAGAGTTTATGTTAAACCAGTAAATGCAGGTGGATCTGGTGGAGGTTCGGCAGCAACTAAAGTACAAGAAGTTGGAATGGCATTGTTTTGTGCAATAAGATATATGAAAAATAAAGATCTAGAGTGTAGTCCTAAAAGTGCTGAGGGTTGTTTAGAAGACAAAGACTATGAGGATGCTTGGAAATTTGTTGACGGACCTGGTGTTACTCTTGAGGAGATAAAAGGATTATCACAGGATTGGAAAGACTCTTTTATTAAAGGAGCAAATAAAATTTATAGTGAAATTGGAGGAACTGGTTGGGAATTTCTTCGTGGTGACTCAGTAATTGAAGCAGAAATATCTAATAGGTTTAAGACTGTAGTAGCAAAAGATCCAAAAGCTCATCTTGCACAGGAAGATAAGTGGAATCCTTCTGATATATGGATGATAAAAACAAAGGAAAAAAATAATATTCTTACTCTTTTAAAGAAAGAAAAAACCACAGACTGTTTAAATAATTTTTTACAATTAGCATTTACAGATGCTGAGATACCAACTGTAGCAAAGAAAAAAGTACCCAGAAGAAGTTTAATTGGAATATCTCTAAAAAAATTAGGTCCTGTACCACAATGGAAAACTCAAAACTGGGTAGGTGTATCTAGATTAAAAAAAGCAGAAGCAATTTCATTTCAAAAACAATTAACTCTTAATGAACTTACTGCATTCTCAGCAATTGATGTTTACATAGTATTAGAAAAAGGTGGTACTAAAAGAAAAGGTAGTTTTCAAGCAAGAAATTTTGGAGGTAAAGCAAAGGGTGATTGGAAGTTAGAATTAGTTGGTGTAACAGCAGCACAAGGTAAAGTTCAAGGACAAGTCGCAAGAGATCTTATGGCAGATGCAGGATTTTCTAACATACCAGGCGAACCTAGTTTTGCTGACTGTGAACCAAACGCAACTGCAAGTAAAAAGAAAAAAATTACAGATGAAATTTATAACTTGTTAAAAAAATACAAAGCAAAAGATTTTAAAACTAGTAAAGATGAAGAGGGAAATATGAAAACAATGATTAGTATGAAGGATGCATCTTGGAGATATAGTAAATTATGTGGATTAAGATTTCTGGATTGGTTGTCTGGATTAGGTGCTGGAAGAGCAAGTAGAGCTATGAAAGAATTGTATTTGTATGCATCATCGCAGACCGATAAATCTTCTGTACACTATAAACTATTTTAATTTATTTTTTATGGTATAATAGAAC